TTCCTCTGCACAGTTACTTCATCAAGTAGATAGGGGTTATAAGACACTATAGCCCTACCATAATGAAATCCCGTTCCCGAAATAACAAACTTGGCATGCAAATTCATACGCAACAATTCATAATTAGAAGTCTTCTCCTTAACCCTAGTATTTGTCAAGAACAAATCCCAAGGATTGAACCTTTCAAAAAGGGGTTGTCCGACCGCCCACTGTGACTCAAGCACCTTGACGGGCCGACCTAAGAAATCTCCCAAATCAGAATCGTTGTTGTTGGCTAAATTGTACGTAGCGTCGCGACTTTCTGTAATAGAAGTAGTCCAACCAGCCAACTGGTCGGAGAAACCGGTGATGGTTTCCAACTTTTTACCACTGCCTTGGGCAATGGTCGTACCTGGCTCGCCAGCCTGTGGCACATAATCGCTGAATTTTAAGTCCTCAGCTGACTTTACTTTAATAAAAGATTTAGTAAGACACTTTATTTATACGGGTAGCGTTCTTGCCTCAGAGAACACTCCTATCGCACGTTTTAATTGCAGTGGGATTCTGCGGTAACTAAATAGCACTCGGGTTTCAATACCCCCCATTCCTATCGCAAGCATTCCAAGACGTAATAAACGAGCGAAAATACGAACTTGTATGTAACCAATACGACAGGTGTGATTTTGGTTTTTCCGTAGAACTACGACACTCACGCGCGCCGCGCCCAGTTTAACGACATGGTGGTCGGGATTGAGACTCTACCACAGTATGGGCACAGTCTCAAGAAATTCCGTGTAGGGATTGGGGAACACGGGATCCCCATGCATGTGCACTAACTGCATACCATACTCTGTAGCAATGATCCCATATATTGTACGAGTAGGAAAAATTGCACTCCAAATGTTAGTATAGCGCACAGCTTGCTGAACGACCTTATCCATCATCCCTTTGCGTCCTATTACACGCTTACATTCAACAACCAAAATAGCATCTTCAGTAATATATGCTAAGTCTCCCTTGCCACACTGCGTAGATATGATCTCGTACTCCTCGTACGCGGGGCGTCCTAACATTGACTTAACATAATCGAATATAGCTCGCTCCTGAGACACTCGTGGAGGCTCAGTAACTCCACTCACTGTAGAGTCGCTCCAGTAATCATAATCTATCGAGTATCCAGCATCATCAGATTCCCCATCACTCAATGAATGCGGTTCATATTTCACGTCTTCTATTCTGTATTTATCTTTCCACTGGACAACACGAGTGTCAAAGTCCAGGTTTAGAGTTCTACATGGAAGATTTTCTATCTTAGCAATCTGCTTCATTTGCTCTAGTCGCGTATCAAATACCTCACGACCGTGGAAAAACCACTCTCGTAAAGCACCATCTATATTTTGGCACGCCACTTCTCTAGGAGTAAGGGCGCTAGATTCAACTACT